ATGGTGAAGTAAATAAGACTGATGCAAATAATGTTAGAAAATATGGTCCACATGGAATTTGTGCTATATTTAAAAGTGATAACATGATCTCTAACATATCTTTAGCATCAGGATCTTCAAGTGCTAGATATTTAAATGCAGTAGTATTATGTAACATGAAACAAAGTGTAAATGCTTATGGTGGCAATTCCTACTCTGCTGTACAGAATTCTGTGTATATTACTACAGGAGCTAGTGCTGAATCTAGTGTTTCCACAGTGTTGTGTTATGGTGGCGATACTTATCTAAACATATTTGATTATAATAACTGTATGTTTAGTTACAATACAGATGATTATTATAATAATAAATCAAATAGATTATTTTTAGGTGCGTTCATACCATGTGAATCGAGTGTTAATCTAGCATTAACTCATGCTGATTCATCTATAAATAGAACTTATCAAGCTGGTGATGGATATGCTAATCATTTTGTAGAAGACGATATAGTAACTGTTGGAGATTTATACACTCAAAATACTCCATCATATGCATACAATGACGCATATTCTGCTCAGCCTAATGCAAAGAAATTTGTAGCTAAATCTATCTATAATATAGATAATCTATTAACAGATACTCGTATCATATCTTCAGAACTGAAAACAAATAATGAAGTTACTGATTCGTGGACAAAATTTAAAGTAGCTAATTATCTTGATGTAGATACTAGATTTGGTCCAATTAATGATATGAAGCTGTTTAAAAACAATCTAGTATTCTGGCAAACCGACGCTTTTGGCACAGTTGCAGTGAATGAACGTTCTATTATAACTGATAATAATCCCGGTACTCTTACTCTAGGTACTGGTGGTATACTAGACAGATATGACTACTTTACTACAATGAATGGTGAAAGTCCAAACCAGTTAAGAGCAAATACTCAATCAGATAGCACTGTGTACTGGTATGATAGTAAACGTAATGAGATATGTGGTTTTAATGGTCAGTTACAAACAGTATCTAAATTAAAAGGGGTTCAATCTTATTTGAATAAGAATAAAGACTTATTTAAAAAAGATCCTATTGCAGTATATGATAAGAAATACAATGAAGTTCTGTTTACTCTAGGAGATAAAACACTAGCGTTTAATGAACAACTAGGAGTATTTACTTCATTCTATAACTACAATCCAGACTATTATGCAGAGTTTAGTGATAAACTATATTTGTTTAAATCATTAAAACTATTTAAGTACAATGGTGGTGAACAAGCTAATTTAGATTCTGATAAAACGAAAGTATCTGAAATAGAGTTTGTAGTAAATGCAGAATATCCACAAACTAAAACATTTGATAATGTTGAATATGGTGGTGATTTTACTACAGACACTAATTTTGATTTGATACTATTTACTACGAAAAGGCAAACTAGTGAAACATTAACTAGTGAAGACATTGATTACAGAGAGGATACTTATAAATTTGCAATTCCTCGTAATGCATTAAAGCTAAATGAAGTAGAACAGCTAGCTAATAAGTCTTATAAGGACAGAATGAAGGGAAAATATCTCATCTGTAATTATAAGTATGATTGTAATGGTGGTAATGAATTTAAAGTACCTTATATTAGTACAGCTTATAGATACTCAATGATATAATATGAAAAAGAAAATTAATAAGAAAAACGTACCAGCATATGCATTTGGCATGGATCAACTGCCTAATTACCTTGGTGGAGCTAATGTTCTTGGCTCTGCCATTTCTGGTTTATCAGGAGAGGGTTCTACTGGAGATGTAGCTGGTAGTACTATAGGTGGCATAGGATCTGGAGCCGCTACTGGTATGACATTAGGTGGTCCTATAGGAGCTGCTGCAGGAGGAATTATTGGTGGACTTACTGGTTTATTTGGAGCTAGAAGCCGCAAAAAACAGATGGAACAAATGCGGCGTAGAAAAGAAACCATGAATAAAACTCAACTAGGTATGAATGCTGCAGCAAATCAAACAGCAGAATATTGGGATGATAATGTGTTAGCATATACTTATGAGAATGGTGGTATACTTCCTGATTTAGCCTATGTAGACAATAATGAGGTTATCAGAGGGGACGATGGAACTATTATGCAAATTCCTAATAATAGACCCGGTACAGATAATCATTTAATTGATGCGTCTAATTTAGAGTCAGTATTATCTGACAAAATTAAAAGACCGGGAACAAATAAAACTTTTGCACAAGAAGGTAAAAAACTTACTAGAATGACGAAGCCAAGTAAAGGTAAAGATATATTTGCTGATAATACAAATATGTTAAATAAACGAAATGCTAACTTTGCATATGATAATCTATTATCAGAACAGGAGGAAGTAAAAGCTAAAAAAGGAATTAAACCTAAAAAGAAAGGTATTCCTGCTTATGAAAAAGGGTATAGTCTTCGACGTCCAAATATATACACAGAAGCACTAGATGAAGCTTTACATTATGTTCCAGTAGAAACACCAAAAAATGCTAAGACTAGAACTAAGGATAAATTAAGTAAGCCTATAGATCCTGTACAATTACTGGAGAATAGAAAAGAGTATTGGAGGAATAATGATTTATATTATGCTGATCAGTTACCAGATGTAGAGGTGACCGCTAAAGCACCTGCTACTCCTGCATATATGAGACACGTTCAGCAATGGGATCCATATTGGTCTTCAGTATTAGGTGCGGCTAGTGATAGAGATAAATCTAGATCAAATATCCAATTAAATCCAAATAAGCGTATAATTCAAACATATGGTAGTGCTCCTGCTTTTTATGCTCCTGTAACAGGAGATGGTATCGACGCTATTACATATGCTAATGATGAGCCGATTTCTGTTGATACACCTGTTGTACCAACTAAACCTGTATCGCCTACTCCTGCAGTAAATACAACTAAAAGCGTACCAAGTAAAAGTACTACAAAAACTCCAAGTACAAGCTCAACTAAAACGGTTCCTAATTATAACTTTGTAGATGCTCCAATGCTTGATATTGAAGAACCAGTTATTGGTTTCAATGATGCTTATACTCAATCTTTAGAAACACCTAAGAAACCAATTGCAGCAAAACCGGATTTATCTCCTATATCAAATACGGTAGGTAATAAAAAGAGTCCAAAAGATAAAGCTGGGGTTATTGATTATTCTCCAGACTGGTTGTCATTAGCTCCTACCGTATATAATGCTTTACAATCTTTACGTAATCCAGAGTATGAACAAACTGTTTTAAATCCTTACACAGGTGCTATTACTAATACTATGGCTAGACGTAGAATGAATATAGAACCTGCAAGATTAGCCAACAGTAGATCAAGGGCTATTTCAAATTATAACTTAGCAAATATTAATGCTAACACTGGTGCTAATTTAGCAGCAAGAACTCAAGCTGCTGTTGATGAGTATGCTGCTAATGCTAATATGTATGCTACTAAACAAAATGCAGATAATGCTTACTTGGGTGAATATGCTAATACCTTAAATAACTTAGGTCAGCAATTTGTTCAAAGTAGAACTCTTGCAAATGATTTAAATGCTAAAAATAGAGCAGCTGCTAGAAGCTTCGGTACTGCTGCTGTTAGTCAATTAGGACAGTGGTCTCAAGTAAACAGACAGATGAAGAATCAAGCAGCAAGAGATAATATGGTTTACCCATATCTAGCTAATTTCTTAGCATATGGTAATCCTACAGAGTTAATTCAACAGATGAATAGACAATATTATAAAAAATAATTATGGTAAATAGATATGATCGTCCTGCAGAAGCGCAGTTCATAAATACATATGTTCCTCTACCATTCCAGCAATTATATACTCTAGGTAAAGAAGCAAATGCTAGAGTAGATAAAGCTATTGCAGATTTATCTGGTGCTCTGGATAAATGGTCTGATTTTAGATCACCATCAGAAAAAGATACTAAGGCTTGGTATGATGAAACAATGGGTAAAGCTAAACCTATTATTGATAAATTAGCACAAAATATCGATTCTCTTAAAACTCCAGAAGGTAGAGCTCAGATTAATTCTTTAATCAATAATGTGGATAGATATAAATTAGCTACTTTAAAACAAAGTAGAGAGGGCATGCTACAAAGAATGGAAATGAATCAGAAGTTAGCTGCTGCTGGTAAGTTTAATGAAATGTGGCATGGAGTTGATTTTGCTAACTACGATACACTTACTTCTGGAATTTATAATGATGTATCTCCTTTAGCATATAAGGATGTTAGAGAGTTATCTGATCCGTATTATGCTAAGTTGCAAAGAGGATATCTATATACAAAAGGTGGTTACGATTACTTTGGAAATTCAAAGGAAGATATTGAAGCTGTAGCAGATGCTCATTTTAATGATATTGTTAGTACTCCAGAAGCACAAAAGCATATGCAGTTATTTAAACAAAGAACTGGGGCTACAGATGAAGAGGCTCAATCTTGGTTTAGACAACAAATTATTGATTCCAATATTGACAGGACTATTAGACCAACAAGAGAGCTTAACCAGTATGCTAAGATGGCTGCTGAGCAAGCGTATCGTAGGCAATTAAAAGCTGCAGAAAATGCTCAAGGTTCTCCAGTACAATTTACTACAAAGCTTGCTGCTACACTTATGAATAGACCGTATGGACCTCAAACATCTGAAAGAGGAGGCAAATTGACTTATAATTCACAATTTGATAGAATCCAAAAGACATTTGCTCCTGATAGTAAATATAGAGATATCTATATTAACAGAGTAGATGAGAATGGTACTCAATTACCTTTAAATAGAAATAAGAGTGCATATGGTATTGTGTCAAGACTATCTACAGATATTGGTTCACAAGCGAACTTTATTAATGATGCTATGCTTGATAAATCCTCTATGGTTAGAGGATTAGCAGGTGCTCCAATTTATTCTGGTAATAGCGTTTATGGAATGATGACACCTGAACAATATATCAACTCTAAATTCGGTTTAAGCGTTAATGAATCTAACTGGAATCCTAACAGAGTTAAATTTGAAAGAGACCTTATTGCTGGTAATATTCCTAATGTGGGAGTTACACCTACTAATAAAGTACTTATTGAAAATGGTATTCCCGGTGATGAGCAATTTACTCAAGAATATAAAGCATATGTTCCAGTACAATACTTCATTGATAATGGCTACGACTTTGGAGAAACTGACCCTGAAAAGCTAATTAAAAATGAAGACTTTAATAAGTTCTTATCAACATTAAATGGTAGATTACCTAGTCCTTCTGGAGACATTGTTAAGAAACCTAATATCAAATTTGGTAGTGATAAAAATGCTGCATACAGAGAGATACAAAGTAGTGGATGGTTATCAGATCCTCAGTATGCTGCAGCTATTCAGTATGATGGTGTTTATGTAGAGGTTCCTGTTATGCGTCAAGTACTTACTAATCAGCAAACTAGGGAAAGAGCTAACTTAGAAGAATTCCAATATACTAAAATGGGTTCTAAATTAAATGCTGCTTACAGAGGAGATAATGAAGAATTAATCTATGGACAGTAAAAATAATATACAAGATATATCATTAGCCACTAGACTTCGCAAACAAAATTACGAAAAATATCTAGATGGTTCTAATGCTTCAAGTATTGGAGTAGGATCTACTGTAGATCCTACTTTGGTGCTTAGAGACTTAGCTGGTTATAACAAAGATAGTTATAATAAAGATTTAGATACAGAAAGCACTCTAGATGAAAGTTCTAATGATCTTAGTACTACAGAATTAATATTTAATTCTGCAAAGGCAATGCTTCGTGATATGAACGAAGCGCAATTGTCAAATACTAGAGGTGTATTACGTAGAGAAGTATTACCAAATATAGACAGATTTAATAGCAATCTTAATCTATTTTCTGCATATGATAATTTGATGTCTGAGAAGAATTCTCTTCTTAATCAATTATCTACTACTCAGGATAGTAATGAAGCAGACGCAATAGCAATTCGATTACAGGAAGTAGATAATGAATTAAATCAGACAAAAGAAGGATTAAGCGCATTGGGTGTATCACCTGATTTAAGTAATGCTCAAGAGGTACGTGCACAACAAGAACAGCAATTACAGTCATATAAAGATAGAGCTCAAGAGCTATATGATGATATAGCTACAGATGAGGCTGATATTGCTAGATATAAAGTAGATGAACGCTTCCAAAGAGGTATGGAAGAGAATAGCGAATTTAAATGGACAGAACCAAGTAAATGGATATATTCTGTACCATCTGCTGTAGGTTCTTCTTCTTCTGCTTGGATGTGGCAAATAGCACCATATGCTACTACAGCGTTAAAAAGCGTAATGACTAAGAGTCTATTGAAAGCAGGTACTATGGCATTAACTGGAGCTGCTGCTGGTAGTGTAGCTCCCGGAGCTGGTACTCTTGCAGGTGGGGCTATTGGTGCTACAGCAGGAGCATTAAGCATTGCATTAGATCTAGGTAATGCTGCTATGATGATATATTCTAACTATAAGCAAGCTGAGAATGAAGCTAATGCTAACGTATCAGATGATTATAGAGATAGAGTATCTAATATATTAAGTCAAAGCGGTAGTTCTGTACAAGCTGTAGTTAATGCTGCTAGATCACAAGATTTACCAGAAGAGTTCAGCAAACTTACTGATGATAAATTGTTTGAAAAGATTCTTGACGGTCAAATTCAAATAGAGGATCAATCTTTAAGTAATGCTATATCTCAAGCAAGACAAGGTCTGGACAGAGATTTTGCCCAAAACATGGCTATCACATGGGCAAGCAATTTAGCCGAAGATGCTCTCATGGTTCCTTACTTTGGGAAAATTGCAGATGGTTGGATTGGTAAAGGTCTTAATACAGTTGCATTTGGAATGAACCCTGTTGAAGGTTTAGGAGAATTAGCTGCTAGTCAAGCTAAAAAGAAAATGTCCAAATATGTATTGGGTAGAAATGCAATTGACGTTGCAACAAAAAAATGGGCTAATAGAGCTGCAAAAGCCGCATATGTTGGAACAGATTTAGCATTACGTAATGCTGCAACTGCATTTAATGAAGCAATTGAAGAAGGATCACAATATACTACAGGTCAAGCCTATAAGCGTGGGGACTTTGATAGTTCTGATTTAGATATAGAGGGATTAGCATCATCCTTAGTAGGAGCATATAAAGAGAAAGCTACAACTGTAGCTAACATCCTAGGAAGTCCATTTGGCTATCAAAACCCATTATATGAAAATGATACAGAATATTGGAATAATGTTAAGTTAGGAGCTGCTGCAAGTCTGTTATCTCCAATCCAAGGTACTATTAATGTCAGAGGTGCTTATTCTCTTGTGAAAGATACACAAGGGATGGATAGAGTAAATGAGTTAGCTGCAAATGAAATCAATTCTAAGGAAGAGATGGAAAAAGCAATAACTTATGCTAGTGGTAAACTAAAAGGGCATGAAGCTGAGATTGTAAATGCTTGGAGTATGTTGGCTGATGGTAAAACAGAAAACTTACCAGAAGGATTTAACAGAGAAGATGCATTAGAAGAAGCTAAATTTGCATCTAGAGCTTTTTCTTTAGCTAAGAGTAAACAAATGAAATCCTTAGCTAAGACTATGGGTATTGAAGAAGATACAGAAGAATATGGTACACTTGTTGGTCTTGCAATGCAAGCAGAAAAAGAGTATACTTCTTCTATTCAAAATGCCAGAGTAAGAAGACAAGAATTAGATAATGCTAAGAATAATTTTGTAAATGATCCTATATCAGAGGAAAGCCTAACAATTGCTATAGATGATGCTTACAAACATATCAATAGTAATGCTACTACTCAGGATGAAATCATATCTAAAGATGAATTAAGAGAAATTTATGATAGACAAAGAAATTTGAATATCATGAATAACATGATTACTGAAATTGATACAGCAATAAATCAATTGAACGAAAGTAAAAATGAATCTGAGTTCAGAGGTAATCAATATTCTCTAGCTAAATTAGAAGATATGAAATATCGTCTAAATGCTAGGAAGAAATCTATTCTAAAGAGTATGCCATCTTGGTATAAAAATAATGCTAATACCATTAACAATGTAGATACAGCTATGCAGTTCGTTACTATGAACGAACACGTATCTGGTCTTAATAAAGCTACAGAAGATAGTATATTAGCAGAATTAATGCTAGAGAGGAATAGAGAGATCTTAAATTCATTTCATGGTATAGATAATGGTAGAATTACTCCTACTGAGGAAGTAGAAAGAGAGAATATAATAGAGCTAGGTAAGACTAAACCTTATAAGAAATCTAAGAAATTAAGACTTACTGCTTTAAGAAATATTCATGAACACCAAGGAGATACTCTTATTAGTGAAATGTTTGATTTATATCAAACTAAAAAAGCTGAAAGTAAAGAAGCTGCGGAAGGTGCACTAGGGGTTACTGAACAACAAACAGCATCTAAACCTGTTGTCCCTTCTAAACCTGTCACTGCTCCTACCGGACCAATGCGTACTGAGCAACAAGCAGCGCCAGAAGTTGAGCAAAAACCTACTCCTCAAGTAAGGAGAGCTGCTAGACCTACTCAAGCTAATATTGCATCTCAAGAGTTAAGTGAAGCAGATCAAGCCATCATAGCTGCTGCAGAAGGTCAAGATATCGGTTTAACTCAAAGAAAACAGCAACCACAAGTTGAACCAGAAGTTCAGCCCCAAAATAACGATAGTGCAAAAACTGAACCTGTTGAAACTAATGATGAAATATTAGGTGCAGATGAAGACCCATTTGCTGGTGGAATAGGTGGTGTAGCAACTGAAGATGTATTTAATGAATATGGTGGTGCTGTTGAGGAACCTACTAAAGCATCAAAGAAAACTAAAGAATCTAAACCAAAAGCAACTAAAACTGAGCAGGCTAAAAAAGATACTGCAAATGCTAAAGAAGAATTTAATGAAGCAGCAAGAAACTTCTTTGATCTTCTTGAAGATGATACTTTAGGATTCGCATTTGATCCTGCTGCTCAAGCTGAAAAGCAAGCAAAAATATTCAAAGCTTTCTTAACAATGCTTGGTAAAGCATTTAACTTAGGAGCATATAAGTTCAAAGAAGTAGCATTGAATATGTATGAAGCTATTGGTAGGGATAGAGAAAAGTTATCTCAACATTTTGATGCTATTAAGGGAGCATATTCTACTGCATACTATAATATGCCAGAGAATGTTAGAGGTAAAATGACAACACCAGCAGAAGTCGCTGAGATTACTGTAGATGATTTGTTTGATCCACAACCAGCAGATTTAACTGAAGAAGAAGTTAACGATGCAGCCAAAGATGGAGTTATACCTACACCAGTTACTCCCGGTTCGGTTCCACCTGATGCTATTAGTGATTCAGAATTAGCTGAATTCACAGAGAATAGTGAATTAGGTATTTTAAATACTTTCCATTATACTCCTACTGCTAATATTGGTGAAACTATAGAATTAGGAGGTGCTAGAATTCAATTCTCTCCTAACTCTGAATTACCTAAGCTATTTAAAACTAAACAAGATAAACTTACTTATGAATATTCTGTAGCACCTTACTATGATAATATTCGTAAGAAAACAGTACAATGGAATGATCCTAGTACCTATGATTATGCCAGAGTAGGATTAATAATTACTAATACTGAAAATGGTAAAAGGTATTGGGTTGCAATGAGAAGTCCGAACAATATTCGTAATTTTACTCCAGAAGAATATCCTGAGATGATAAGAAAACTACGGGAACGTAGACAAGAAATTATCTCTAGGTTTGTAATGAAAGATTCAAATGGGTCTTTACTAAATAAGGTAGATACTAGAATAAAGGTAACTCCTACTAGATTGTTGTTGCATAATGCTATTGAAGGTACTATTTCTCAAGAGATACCAGTAAATGATAAACAATTTAAAGATGTATTTCAGTTTAGTGGTAATCTAGATGAAGAGATCAATAACTTTGGATATAGTACTGGTGTTAGAGGTACAAGTACAATATTTACCGTAGAAGGTGATAATACCGGTTTCATTGGTACTACTTCTGGTGGTGTGTATTATATTATCGATGGTAAAAAAAGGTTGTCTGGTAGACCATTACCATTAAAATTATCTCTAGCACGCTTCAATTCCTACCCTAAATTAGCAGAGGCAATCTCTACTATAGTGTTTAGAAGTGGTTTTAAGGGTGGGCAGAACATAAATAATACAGATTTAATTGCATCTGATATTATTGAAATGTTCTTAAACTATGGTGAACCTACTTCTGTAAACAATGACTCTGATATTAGTGATTCTGCAAAAGCTAATTTGCGTAATAAGCAATTGTATATAGATAATAAAGGACAATTTGGTATATTACACTATGGTATCAATGAAGTATCCTTAGCTGGTTTGTCTATTGCGCAGAAAGAACAAGAGAGAAAGCATTTCGAAGACTGGTTATTATCTAATGGTTCTATGCCTTTTAAAGTTCCTTCAAAAGGGAATGAGAAATTAGCAGTAAACATGAAAATGAATCTATTATTTTCTGGTAGATTAGCTAGTAGTGTTGAAAAAGCAGGTGGTAGATTAGAACTATTTGATGGTATAGTATTTACTAGAGAAGATATGAACCATACATTATTATCTTGGATGATAAGAAATGGTATGATCAAATCTAATCTTAATGCAGGAAGATATGAAAGACCATATGTAATTGCAGATGGTATGACTCAAGATATGCCTACAACTATACCTGATTCTACAGCAATTCCAGCAACAGAAGAAGCTCCTAAATCTGAAACTCCTAAACCATCTAGAAGACGTAGATCATTTAATGATTTATCTAGTATGGGAGGTAGTCAAAAAGAAGTTAAAGTAAACTTTACTCCTAATAAAAAATATACTACTAAGGAGAAACTGAATAAGGTTCAAGCTAAAAATTTCTTGAAACAAAAGTTAGGTATGACAGATGCAGAGATCAATATAATTGATGTAGCTGTATCTTCTGATATGCCTGCAACAGCTATGTCTTATATGACTAAAGATAGTATAACACTATATAATAGTGATCCAGCTGGTGTAGAATTTCACGAAGCATACCATAGAGTATCTCTATTATTACTTTCTGATCAAGAAAGAAATAAAGTATATGAAGAATATCGTAGAATACACCCTAATCTTAAAAATGCATCTGATAAATATGTAGAAGAAGCGTTGGCAGAAGAATTTAGAGGGTATATGATGTACAAGACTCCAAGAAAGTCTTATAGAATTACTAAATGGTTTGAAAAACTACGAGACTTCATCATGTCTCTATTTGGTAGAACTTCTCCTACTAAAATCTTTAGAGGTATATATGAAGGTAAGTATGCTAATATCCCAGTAAGTCAAGAGGCTAAAGATAGATTTGAGAAAGCTTATAAAAATAGAGTAAACTTTACTCAACATGGATATACTTTCCAGAACATAAAATCTCTTGATAACTATAATCAGGCTGTAGAATTCTTTGCAATATCTTATATTAATCAATCATTAAGCTCCCAATCTTTTGTAGATGATCTTACTAAGATACAGATCGACTACCAAGATATGCGTGATTTACTTGAGGATTTGTCATATGATGATAATGCTACACCAGAGCAAAGAGCAGCTGCTAATGAATTATATGAGCACTTTGATATATTCCAAAAAGATATTAAGTCCTATCTTGATTCTTTAAGCTTAAGACAAGTAAAAGAAGAAGAGGAATATGATGAAACTGAGGAAAGAGATGGTGGTGAAATTGAAAAGGAAAACTTTGATAAATATGATAAAGCTTCCTACGAAGTATCTGTATTACATAATATTAGACCTGCTGTAAAACTTTTTTTATCTTCAATAGAAGATCGTGTATACAATAAAGCTACAGATAGTTATGTAAGAGATATGAATGCTGAAACTGGAATACCTAGAGTAACACCATTCCTTTCGGCTTGGAGACGAATTGTTGATAAATTATTTGATGAAGATACTTATGATGGATTAATCAGGAAATCTGCTCAATTAGCAAAAACTGACCCATTCTATGCTTCTGTGTATAATAAGTTATCCTCAGTAAAAGATTCTAATCTTCAGACTCAAATATTTCAAACTATTACTGGTTATAGACATAACTTCCTTACAGTAGGATTCCAAAATGTTGGTACAGATACTATTCAGTACATAGCCAACTTAGGTGGTAGTGTTAATCTGCGTAATGGTAAAAGATTAGTAGCTGATTGGAATAGAAATTTCTATAATAGTAACATGGTAATTACTGATGCAGAAGGTAATCGTAAGCCTAATATGGAATTACTAAAGACTGTTAGAGATGATATCAATACATTAAATACTAGGTTAGCTAGAATGAATGAATCTACTAGCAATGAAGATTTTAATGCAGTCTTGTATAGCTATGTAGATGTATATAATAAGATTGGTATTGCAATTAATTTTGATACTTTATACCAAGCTATTGTAGATAAGGTATCATCAGTTAATTCAGTTAATAAACCTACAATACTGCAAGCAGCTAAAGAATTGTTATCTAGTAATAGAGATGGTAGTTTAGCTAAAGCAATTCCTGAAATTTTGCGTAGACCTGTTAAAGATAAGCCTAATGATAGAATTAAAAGATCTATTGATGGTGTATTTACTGGAGAAAATAGTATATTAAACTTAGCTATTGTTCATTACCAGCTTAATAACAACAACCTTGAAGAGAAGGTATTAGGACCTAAGAATACTACAGTATATCCATTATCTAAGCATAATTATCTTACTTTGGAAATTAAGAAACTTAATAATGATAGGAATTATGTTAGTAGATTATTAAAATGCCCAATTAACTCTTCTTCACTAGTATACAATACATTAAAGAATAGTCCCAATACTAGACTTACTGTAGGTACTCTACTTAATATTACAGAATATAATTCTGGTAATACTGGTACAGACTATCAATCAGCTCCTAGAATAGAAACATTTATTTCTAAGTTTGTTTGTTCTGAAAATGATATTCTTATCTTACCTACGATGTCTGATAAAAAAACATATATGCCAATTCAAGGATTAAAAATGTTTAAAGGTCGTACTTTAAATATTACTCCTGTTGATGATTATGTTGAAATGAGATTTTCTGATGATGTATTAAATCAATTCTATAAATACTATAGAAGTGAATATGATGCAATTCTACAGTATCGTAGAATGAAATTAGTAGAAGATAAGATTGACGATGCTAACAGACCTACAATGTACTTTGGTAAAAAGGGTCAGGATAATGGCAAAGGAGGTAAGTTTAGAATTGCTCGTGGTGTATATCATTATACTGAAGATGGTAATGTGCAATATATTTCTTTCAGTTCAATGAGTGACAAAGAGTTGATGGATTATTTTAACAATGCTGCTCAATTGAAAGAAGACTTAAATACTACATTAGGAGTGTTTGTTGGTAAACAATTGGATTATGTACAGAAATTAGGTCTAATTGAGAAAACAAGTGATGGGTATTATAAAAATAAATTCTTACCTGTAAGTTCTATTAATGATAGAGCCAATAAGTTATCTAATGATATTGCTACATTAGCAGGAAAGGAAAATGAACTAAATAGGAACCATATAGCTATTTATGATGCTATTTCTACATTTACTGTTAATAACTTTGTATCAATGTTTGAAACAGAAAAAATCTTGTATAAAGATGTAGCATTCTTTAAAAATTATCCTGATGTATCTAAACGTCTTGCTGGTACATTGTCAACTGGTGATAGACCTAGAACAGATTTCTCTGATCCTAATCACATAATGAATAAGGTTGCTAGATACAAACAAGGTAGATATAATGTAGCAGGATTGAAAGATGTAGAATTACGCACTAATCAACCAAAAGAATTATATAAGGCAATCTATGATGCATATGTAAGAGAATTAATGGAGAACTCTGGTAAATATACCAAAGAATACATTGATACTGCATTTGAATCTGGTGACTTATTTAACAATGAAAGTATACCACAAGGCATCAAAGATAAGGCTAAAGAGAGCACAGAACGTGACTTGTCATTGTATGGTGATATCAAGATGAACAAGGATGGTAATATAGAGGTTAATGAAGAAGAAACTCCAATTAACCAAGCTGATGCATCTGTATACTGTTCACCTACTATGTATAAAGCCATCTTAGCTAGTCAAGGTTTATTAGATCCTAAAGTAGAAGAAGCTATCGATTATGTCGAACAGCATGCTGATGATTTAGGTGATATCAGAAAATATGTAAATACATTATCTGCTGTATTATCTCCTAAAAAGATGGTATACTTTGGTAATGAAATACTTCAACCAATACCCGGTGAATTCATTAATATGCCTATCTTTAATAAGATGGCTATATTTCCGTTATTCAAAGTATTAGCTACTGGAGATTTAAGAGTACTATATGATAGGATGAATGATGTTAATAATCCTATTGATATGTTTACTACAAAATCCGCAGTAAAAGTAGGTAATATCAAAGAGTATGATTTCTATACAGATGCTACTCAAAATGAAATAACAGAAGAATTCAAAAAGGATGATAAAGGAACCTATTCTAAACCTATTGTATATAGACAACAGAATTTTGGTAACTTACTTAATCAGATGCCTATTGAAGCTCACGATGCTGAAAAGCGTATGTTGGTTACTCAGGCTATGAAGACAGTATTCTCAAATATTAGATTGGATGGAGACTATTTTATTCCTTCTGGTAGTGGTATAGATCAAGATGTTACTGGTAGAAAGGGTAAGAAAGTTAGCGGTAGACAGCTAGTTAAATTAGCAATGGACGCTATTGATAATTTATCAGATAGAGGACTCAATAGAATTCTTAAGGATTTGCATGCTGAAAAGAATGAAGATGGTACATATTCTTTTAAGGATCTACAAGGTATATCTGATAAATTAGTAAGGGATATGATTTCATCTAATATGGATTCTGATATTATCGATCAGGTTACTCTTGATGAAACTGGTAATTTTAAGGTTCCATTGTCTGCTTCTCCTGTAGCTAAGCAATTAGTCACAAAGATTATATCCGCCGTAAACAAAGAAACTGTAGATATTAATTTACCGGGTGGTACATTTGTACAGATGTCTTCATTTGGTTTAAAATCTATTGATAAAGTAAAAGCTAGTGAAGCTGGTCAATATTCTAAGTACCAAATTAATAATGGTGAAAGACTTAAACTAATTGCAGATGATAGATCTATGGAGTGTGTTATTTCAATAAATCTATTGAAACACATAATCCCCGGATATGAAAATATGTCATTCTTACAAGCTAGGCAGTGGTTAATGGATAACAATATAATTGGTCCAAATGCTTCACCATCTGCAATGGCATATCGTGTACCTACTCAGGGTATGTCTTCTATTGCTGCATTAACTATTAAAGATGTAGTAATGTCTCAAGCGGGAGATATAATTATACTACCAGATGAGTTTACTGCAAGAACTGGTTCTGACTTTGATATTGATAAGTTATTCTTAACAAGATATAATTATACTTCTCGTAGAAGTAATAAACCCGGAAGAGAGGCAACTAAAGATGAAATAGAATTAGCATTAAGTGGATTTAATGAATATGCTGATGAAATCTTAGCTATTAAAGATGGTGAACCTGTTACAAGAAGGTCTATACAGAATATGGCAGCATTGGTTAATGATTATCTTAAAAGTAAGAATTCTAATGTTATGTATGATGTCACAGATGCAACCTATAAAGTTTATCCTTATATATCTTCTAAGACAGAATTTGATTATAACAAGTCAATGAATGAACAATCTCAAGGTGCTATAGAAAACCTATTGATTGATACATTTATGGCTTCATTACTTGATTCTAAAAATACTCATGATACTACTAGACCATTGGATGTTCCTGTTAACATCATGAAAAACGGTATTGTAAAGAAGTATTTCCCTGATAAAAAGAATGATGCTGCTTTATATGAGTATACAGAAGAATATCAAGATACTTTAAAACAAGACTTCGCTGATAGTAAAGGTGGTATTGGACCATTTGCATTAAATAACCCGCATCATGTATTAGGTCAGTTAGTTGAATTAGTAATGCAATCTCCAGAGTACTTACCGAATATAGGTAACTTGCATAAAGTAAGTGGTGTAGATGATATTCATATTCTAGACTGGTTATCTGCATTGATTAGTGCTCACGTTGACGTTGCCAAGGACAACTATATCATCAAACTAAATGTAAATGGATTTACCTATAATCTTACTAACTTTTTATTAAGAAATGGTGCTGGCAAGAATACTATGTATTTTGTTTCACAAGAGATCATGAAAGATCTTGCAAATGATTATATACAGAGTAGGGGAGTTTATGGAATAGATAACACTAAACCGTTTTATAGAAGATTCCAAGAGAAGGAAAAGGAAGTATATGATAAATTTGTTACTAAAGCAAAGAGCTTAGCTAAATCTAATGAGGATAAAGAAAACCTTGACTTATTACTTAAGAATGAACAAGTTACAGATCAAGTATTGTTTGAAATTCCTGAACAAGGAAAATTAGGTTATTTAGAAAATCTTCTTCGTAAAGCTAATGATAAAGAAAAAGATTTTGACTATTACTATGGACAAATTCTCGTATATAAATTATATAAGGAACTAGAACCTATGGCTCAGGCAATGTCTGATCTTGTAAAAGCTTCCCAAGTAGATACTAAGAAGTTTGGTAAGAACTCTATTGAAATGAGGACATTTCTACAAAATGTTGCTGATTGTTATACTAGCCCATATTTCACGCCAGAAATGGTTAATAAATTCTTTAATGAAACCTTCTTACAGAAGAAGATTGACAATAGTATCAAGTTTACTTTAGATTTGCTTGGTAAAATTAATATACAATCTTCTGATGAGTATTATAGGGTATTCAGATCCCTTATTAATGCTAGTGGATTTTCCAAAGTAAAGGATAAACAGGCTGTAACAGCATTTACTAATGCTATTGATTCTTATTGGAGAGCTTACTCACTATATGATAGTACCAGCAGTCCTTTAATTAATAGTATGAAAGAGTTAAGGGATCTATTTATTGGTCCTAATACTATTGCTAAAAGAATCAATAGAATTAAAACTGATATTATCTCTGATGCGGCTTCTAAAGGTGGTAAATACCCAATTATATCTGTTACTAATGGTAGGATTAGTAATCTATTCCTTAATAGTATTACTGGTGTAACTGATACTACAGGTAAAGCTATAGACTATATTCGCTTAGACTATTCAGATGATATTAGTTCTAATGCTAGTAGACAGATTAGAGAATACTGGCAAGAATTATTAGATAGTGATAATCAAGAATTACATGATTTAGCTTATGATTTAGTTCGATATGCAGTATTTAGTGGTCATGGTACTAAACACTTGAATTCTCTATTTGATTTTATACCTACTAGGATATTAGATGAACTTGGTTATTATGAAACTGTAAGAACTTTAGAGAAAAATATAGATGATTTCTCTAATCTGTTCACTCCAGATGATGTAGATGAAATCTATCGTAATAACTGGCAAGATAATAACATGGTTCCTGTAATAAATACAAATACTAAAGGTATCTATATTCATAGAGAAAAAGTTGGTAATAGATTAGTTCCTGTAGCTATTAAAGGATCTTCTAGAAGATATGTTTGTAAAGATGATACTGATGTTCCATTGTATCATCCATATGTTAAAATGAGAGATAACAATGCTACTGGTGGGTATAATCTATATAAATATGTTGGTACATTTATTAAAGATAATGGTAAAACTAAAACATATAAACCATTATATATATTAGTAAATAAGAAAGGATTTAGGCAAGGTGGTAAAGGGTTTGTATCTGAATACTTATCTCCATATACTACTGGAAGTAAATATATATCTAGATTCTCTATTATTCCGGGTAATAATGTTGCTCCAAGATTTGCTAAATACGATAATAATTTCTTAGAGGATATTCCAGATATTATTAATAATGAGATTGTACCAAAAATCAACTCACAAACTAATAAAGTAAATGGTAAACCGTTAAGCGGAGTATTCTATTCAAGAAATACAATTGATTATATGTTTAGTACTGTTGAAAATGATTCAGCTCCATTAGTAGATACTAGCATTGATGAGAATGGTGAAGTGATAGAGTCTGTTCCTACAGAATCTCTAGAGCAATCTCAGGAACGTGAATTAGTTACATTTACTACTTCTGGTACTACAAATCCTAATAATATCGTATTTGAACAAGAATTTAATAAGCTAATTCCTACTGAGTCTACTCAAATATCTGCAATTGATAAACAGTCTCCAATAGGAACAATTAACATATATGCAGGTACTGGTGAAAATGCAGACTTAAGTAATTTCGCAATTAGACCTTTTACTATATCTGGTGATAAACCAGAATCTTCTATACACATTGGTGGTAATTTTCAAACAGTAGAAGGAGCATTTCAAGCTCAAAAATTAGTATTTTCTTCTATGCCAGATAACGAAAAAGAAGTCGTTAGAAAACGGCTAGAAACTGCTTCAGGTAGTCAAGCAAGATCTATTGGTAGAAAAATTAAAGATTTAAATACAGTTTCTTGGGATAAAGCATCCAGTGATGTTATGAGAGATTTATTGTTAGAATCTTTCAGTCAAAATCCAGAAGCTTTACAAAGATTATTATCCACAGGTAATGCAACGCTTACTCATACTCAAGATAAAGGTAAATGGGGTACAGAGTTTCCAAGAATATTAATGGAAGTTAGAAATGAACTTAGCCAATATTCTAATGAAGAACGCACTAATAATGAGTTTAATAATGAGAATGAATTTCCTACAGATGAAATGAATCATTGTATAAAGTAATCATATATGAAAATAATTTGTCCTAATTTAAAAAATGAAGAAGTTGCAAGAGAATTTGAAGAATTAAAAAATGCAACTAGTGAAGCAGCGGCTTATCATATATGGTCGCAGAACAATGGTAATGGCATAGATAAGGCTCCCAATGGGGAGCCATCTAAGCTCTTTTCAGACCTTTTAAAGCATTATAATGGTGATAGAGTAGCTGCTATTCAAGCTAAAGCTAGAACTTATTCTAAGAGCTTTAAAGAGTGGTTTGGTGAATCCAAAGTAGTAGATGAAAATGGTGAGCCTTTAGTAGTGTATCATGGAACTAATTATACTATTTCTGACTTTAATTATAAAGATGATAGAGAATTTAATCCAGGATTCTTTTTTACTTCAGATAAAAATTATGCTGAAAGTGTCGCAGAAGCAAAATCTGGTAATATTATAATGCCAGTATTTTTAAAGATAACAAATCCTATTTATACTGAAACAGATTTAGTTAGTAAAGATATAGAAAGTATATACATATATGAAGGAAAAAGAAATAGTGATGGAATAATTGGTCATGATAAATATACGGGAGAATTTGCACGATCTACAGGTAATGAATACTTAGTAACAAGACCAAATCAAATTAAATCAATAGATAACCAAGGTACATTCTCTACTCAGGATAATAACATATATCTAGCAGATAGTAACACAGAAAATATAAGTCAATTAGAATCTATGCAATCTTATAGTAATAGTAAAGAACTATTAGATAATATGGATTCTGAAATGGCTACTGTACTTAATGATGTTGCTAATAAAATAGATATGCAACCTGTATCTATTGAATATACTGATAGACCATTAAATGAGGTATATCCTGAAGCTACTTATTGGACACCTGCTATATATGATAGAAACTCTAATACTATTGTAGTAAATAGAAATGGTGATTTCAGTAGATATGGTTCATTAGAAAATGTATTATTACATGAAATAGCTCATGCTATTACTCTAGACTCATTAGCTTCAAATACTGAAGCAGCGAATGAACTTAGAAAGATTCAAAAAGAGTATGCAGAAAAGCATGATGACCATGCTAGTAAGAATGTATATGAGTTTGCTGCAGAGCTATTTTCTAATCCTGAAGTCATTCACAATATGTTTGACTTCCCTGCTACAAAAGGAGAAAAAACGTTAATTCAAAGAATTATTGATTGGTTTAAGAGATTATTTGGTAAAAATACTACTCATCAAGATCTAATTAATAAAATAGTAGATAATGTTATTGAATTTAATGCATATCAAACTCTAGAGCAAAGAGAAGATTCTTATGATTATATACCAGATGTTTTACCAGCAGCCAGTAAGCGTGAAGAAATTGCTTCTATCAAACTTAGATCTGTATTCTCTGATATGGTTAAAACAGCAGAAAACCGTATGGCTTCTTTAAGGTACAATGTTATAGAAGATAAATTTGATAGAAACGAAAATTTACGTAATGATAAATTGCTATCTAGTCTTAGAAGTATCCAAAATTCTATAACAGATGTAGAAGGTATTAATAACATTACTAATTTTCTTAATGGTAGTCTAGAGTATGTAGATAATGTAATATACAGTCTGGACGAAGCAGAAAGAGTAATCAAAACTATTGATGAAAAGATAAGTACTGCACAGATAACAAATGATACTGAAGAACTTACTAAACTAAGAACTGCTTTAGATAACTTTGGTGCTGAGTATTTATACCCACATGAGAGTAACTTACGTAAACTTTATAATGAGCTAAATACAGAATTTAATAGGAATATCTATGAAAATATATTAGGTACTAATGAATTTGATAATATACTATCTATAGTAGATGGGTTAATTAGAGAATTCTCATCTAAAAAGATGGTAGACAGAGAAAACATTGGTTACATGTATGGAAACTCAGTTAGAAGAACCGTAGAAAAGTTCTTACGTACTGAAATGGAAGAAGCTAAAGACCCTAATATAGATAGAGCTCTAATGAATTGGCTTACTTTTGATGGTGATTTAAATTGGTATCATAGATTCTTTGCTACTCCTGTAAACTCACCCAAATTTGTTATCAAGCTATTGAGAAAAGTTATTGGGGATGTTAACTCTATGACTCATAAACAGGTTTATCGTAAGTATTCTGAATTATATAAAGCAGCAAAAGAAACAAGAGATCATAACCTTTTATTTGAAAAGGATGTAGATGGTAAGAAGACTGGATATTTAATTAGAGATCGTAGATATGGTGTATATCAAAATAATAAATATAAGTTTAGAAAAGATTGGCTAAAGAATCATAAATTAGCCAGTATTGATGAGCTTAAACTTAATCCTTCTCTATGGATACAATATCAAAAAGATTATAATGATTGGAAGTCTGAGAATTGTGAAAGAAAATACACACCAGAGTTTTATGCTATCTTTACTAATCTAAGTATGGAAGCTAATATGGCTCTATCTGAAGTAAACCTAGAGATAGATAATATATTAAAACCATACAGAGATAGTAATACTAATAAACCTAGATTCGAAAGAATGCCAATAGATGAATATCAAAAATATATTAGGTTATTAGAGAAAAAAAGAAATCTTGCAAACCCTTATGATCCTGTTACTGGGGAATTAAAACCAGAAGGTAGTGTAGAAGCACAGATAGCTGCTGAACTTACAGAAGCTTATGCTAAACTACAAGAAGGGTTGGAGTCTAAAGTAGACATGGATGCTTTCTTAGAAGAAATGGAAAGAATGAAAAATATCGAAGGATATACTCCAGATGGAAGTGACACATTGTATAGTGCTTGGTTAGAGCGTAATACCAGATGGGAGCTTACAGATGAGTTTAAAGAGAAGGTATCTAAGCAAAATAAAAAAGATTATGGTGAAATATATGATAGATTATATCAAGCCAGATACAATCTATTGAGGTTATATAGAACTGATAAATTTGAACCAGATTATACTAGAATGCCTCAAGCAGTTAAGGATAAAATCAAAGAGCTTGATATAGCAATGTATAATGTGAGAAAACGTACTAAAAAAACTGTTGGTAGTGTTAGGTTATTTAAATCTGAACTTAGTGATCTAGCAAAGGAAAATGGAGGTAAAAGTGCTGTATCACCTGAGGATATATGGGTAGATGATAAAGGAGTAAAACACTATGCTTCTTATATGACCAAAGTAATACCAGTACGTCAACAGTATATGCATAGAGTACCAAATAGCAATTGGGCTGAAACATCTGAAGAATCTAAATTCTATAATAAAAACTACGACAACAGTATACCAGAGGCAGAGCAACCTAAATTATCTATTAAAGAATATGATAATAGGAAGGCTTATAATGCTGTAATGAGAGATCCTGCTCTAGTTAATCTTAGAAATGTTATTCTAGATGTTATGAATGAAGCTAATGATAAAATTACTCACTCTAATTATAAGAATAACTATAAGTTACCGCAAATTAATGGTAATATCTTTAATTATTGGGGTAGTAGGGGGCTCATTACAGGAACTCGAAACTATATGGTAGATGCATTTGGTATTCAACCAGATGATGAAATACATGGAGTAAAGGTAGAAACTAGACCTAATGGTACAGAGATAAATATTATGCCTACAATGTATACTACCATGCTTACTGATCCTGCTTCTGGTACTAATGATTTAATTGGAGCTATTACTAAGTATTATAGAATGGCTTGTAATTATGAAAATAAGAAGAAAATAGCTCCTCAATTGAACCTACTAGATAGTTTGATTACTAATGCTGGTTCTATTAGACAAAAAGGCTTTACTAAGCCTGCTGCAAGTAGTAAGTTAGCAGATGCAGTTCACACTTATATAGGTTATCATATTTATGGTAGACGAGATATACTACCTGAAGTAACATTAAAAGGTTATAAGATTTCTCTAGATAAAGTATTTGAATATTTTTCAAGGTGGGGTAGAGATATTGGTTTGTCTTGGAACTTACGTTCTGCGATATCTGGTGGAGTTGCTGCATGGAGTTTTTATGCTAATGATGCTTTTGTTCGTAAACATTATAATATGCATGATTTCACGATTGCAAATAGCATTTTAACAAAAGAATTAATTAGTTTAAAAGTTGCTAGTCAATTTGGTAAAAATCAAGCTAATAATAAACTTGTAGGTGCATTAGAATATAATGGTCTTACTTTTAATCAAGAGGAAGATTTATCTAATACTAATAGATGGAGAATAGGTAGAATGATTACTAGAGCTACAGAACCATACTCTGCTTTTAAGTTAATGTCATTTTTACCTAACAGTGCATTTGCTATTTCAGTTTATCTAAACTATAGATTAATTCGATTAGAAGATGGGCAATTACATTTTATTTCTGAGAATGATTTTCTAGATAACCATTTTCTTAATAAGTCTATAGAAGAGCGTAAGGCTATGTATAGAAATGCTAAGGATAATCTATGGAATGCATATGAAATGAAAGATGGGTTTAGAGTAAAATCCAAGTATGCACCATATGTTACTGCAGAACTAGAAGAAGAAATTACTGCTAAGTTAGGATCTATATCTAGCCATGCTGAAGGTATGGTTGAAGAAGCTGATAAGAGTGGTGTTCATTTATTACCAGCCCTTAGTACTATACTTATGTTCCGTGCTTTTATTCCAAAAAATATAGAAAATACAATATCTCCAATGTACTGGAATTACCAGACAAAAGAGTTATCGATGGGAACAGCATCAGCATATTTCTATGGATGGAAATACGGATCTGATAGAAAGCTTATTAAACTCTTGAGAGTACTCACTGGAAGAAATGATGAGAAGTTAAAAGAATTACAAGAGCAATATCCTGATGTAGACGTAAAGAAACAAATAGATTTACATATTAGAAGGTTTAATGCTCAAATGTTCACATACTTCTTCTGGTTAACTATATTTAATCTATTTGGAATGGGTGCAGACGATGATGATTATTGGTTTACTCAATTCTTACGATTAGAGTTAAAGAAGATTTCATTAGAGTCTGGTTCTAGGTATAATGCAATGGATGTATTCGATATTCTTAATTCTATTACTCCATTAATTCAAACATTTGTAGATGTTAATAGGGCTATTAATCCAGTATCTTATTTGAGTAGTAGAAAATATGAAGAAATTGAAAGAGGTGCTTATAAAGGATTAAAGGGATGGCAAAGAGATTTTATTAAAGTTATTCCAATACTCAATGCCTATTATAATATGAAGAATCCACGAGAGAAGTTAAATGATATGATAAATCGTATTGGATAAACAAAAAAGGGATCGTTTCACAACGACCCCTTTCTTTTTTCAAACAATTAAGTTTTGGATACTAAAATCCAAGGCAATTTATATCTTCAAGCAATGTTGGCTCTTGAACATCTTGTTGTTCAGCCATTTGCATTATAAATAATTCTTCTCTCACTGTTAACGTTACTTCATCTTTCATAATACTATCATTTATTCTAGCACTTGAACTAATAAATACATTCTTATTAGTAAACTGAGTAATATGCTCTTTTACTTTAAGAGGTAATAGATGATAATATCTATTCTTTATTGCATATATTAGTCTATCATGCTTCGGATTTATTTTAAATATGAAGATGGTATGATAATCTATATCTCCTTTATATCTATAGTGACCTAAATATAAATTATGCTGTTTATATAATTTACATAAATTTATATATTCAGTATATGATAAACCTGCATAACTTATGTGCAGGTTTTCTTTTATAAAATAGGTAGATAATTTCTTTAATACAATATTAGAATAACATTCATTAAAGAATAGAGATACTATCATTTCCATCATATACTTCTGATCCATCTCCATCGTAATACTCTCTAGAGTGGTCCCATAAATCGTTTTGTTTATGCCAGCATATTCTTCTGATAGTTTCTGATATTATTGTAAGTCTTTCTTCTATACATTCTGGAGTAAAGTTAATAACTCTAACTTCATATCCATTATTACTTTGGATAGCAATGATATAGGTTTCTTTTGTATATTCATCTATATCTATATTCAGTTCGTACTTAAAGTACCAATGAATTGCTAACCAATAGTAAGCTAATTGTCTTCTATAGTCATACTCTTCGATAGAATGTTCAAAATTCCATACATCAGCAGTAGTTTTTAAATCTACTAATGTAATCTTCTTTAGAGTATGATCTATCATTAGCCTGTCTAACAAAGACTTACAAGATAAATGATAGTTTTCGTAAGCTTTTGGAAATTCCCAATTTATGTGGAACTCGTTATTTTGTTCGCAGGTTTGCGGTTGTTTATATAATAATTCATTTGCTTTCTTATGATCCTGAATGTTCTGCTTAATAGTTTTTAGCATATTCAGATCAGCAAACGAAATAGATTTCAATTCAGTTTGCCGTTCAGTCTTAAGATACTCTATGTAGTTTTCTAGCTTTTTAGCCATTTCCTTGGCTTCTGAGAGTATTTTTTCTTCACTCTTACCTTTTGTACTATAGGCATCAGAATAAGCCTTTATAAGGGCTAAATCTGGGTCAATTTCTACAGTACCAACTAGTTTATCAGCAAATAACTGCTGTTGTTTACTACTTGGAGTTTCAAAGTCTAGTATTCGATAATGTGCCCAAAATTCTTCAGGTTGAAGAATATACATATGTATCATTGTTCCTTTATCTAAATAACTAGCTTTAAGACCTTCAGCGTTTCCTTCTAGCATATCTTTTAGATATCTTGGACCTTTCTTTAAGAATTGTCCTAAATTACTATTAGATATACGAGAATTGTCATCATAGTAAGGTATACTTAAATCCATATTATTCTTCTACATTTTCTGATTCTTCCTCGTCCTTTACTGGACCTAGATCAACAATCAGATCATATTCTTCTAATACGTTTTTATTTTCCATCAGTTAACTGTTTTATTTGTTTAATACATTCATCTACTTCCTTATGATTATGAACAATAAACAAATTATATTGTTCATCTAAACCTGATTTAACTAAGTTATACTGAAATAATTTCCACTTATAAGGAAAGACATCATTAGGTCTACCTTTTGCTTCAATTATAAAGTTATTACCTACAAAATCTGGAGTATATGTCATAGGTCGTATCTTCTTACCACAAAATGTAAATGCTGGTATTAATTCAAATTTAATAGGCTCATATTCTGCTTTGAGATTATGAGCCTTTAACTGTTTATAAACATATGTTTCAAGTTTACTTTTAAATTCAATACCATCATATATATTTGGTGTGGCATTTTTAACTTTCTGATTTGTCGTTTTCTTTCTTTTTGTTTTTCTTTGCTTCATAACGATCAATATATGTACAAAGTAAACTTCCACAAAGATTTCCAATAAAACTAATCAGAATTAATTGCAACCATGTTAAGTCTGGTGTACTATTTAACCATTCCATGTTTATTGTCTTTTTCTATTTTTGTAAGATGATTTGCAAGTTTTTCTAAAGATATTAGATCATAATTAGCTAGATTTCCATCTATACCTACATCTACTCTTAATTCTTTAGAATCTGTATTTATTTGATCTACTTTTCCATGACAATGACCGTGTATCATAACAGATCCTTTATCTTTGTGTTCCCAACTTAACATTGGAAAATGGCACATTATTACTTCTAGATCTTTATGTAAGAAATTATATACAGATTTCTTAAATTTAATATTCTTGATCTGAGTAATATGATTAAAATAGCATTTTAAGTGATCTGGTACTTTATCATGATTACCAAGTATTAATACTTTATTTCCATTTAGTCTTTGAAATAGTTTCCTTTTATCTTCTACTTCACCAAATGCAAGATCACCTAAAATATATACAGTATCTTTCTTGTTTACTCTAGAATTCCATAACTGTATCATAGCTTCTTTAGCTTTTTCAACAGTACTTCCAAATATCTCTTTTCGTTTTGGATGAAATTCTAGTATACGATCGTGGAAGAAATGTAGATCTGAAGTAAACCATATCATAGCGTTTCTTTTTTATATTCCCAGACATAACCACCAGCAGTTTTTCTTTCTCCTTTACAACATTTTACAATATTGTTATTAAAAATTCCAGTTTTTCTTTGTGCATCCATAAAAGATAAATAAGTATTTAAATAATTTCCGTTTTTATCATATTGATTTATAATAATACTTTTCTTTTCTACAGCTCTTTTTATTGCTGTTCCATAATTTGTATTATATGATGCCGTACACCATTCAAGATTATCAACATGATTGTTTAATTTATTTTCATCTTTATGATTCACATATTTTAGATTATGTGGATTTTTTATAAATGTAATTGCAACTAATCTATGAATTTGAAAATGTTTTGGTTTTTTGTTCTTATATAATTGAACTGAATAATATTGTCTTCTAATTTCTGGTTTTAAAATAAGATTTCTTTTTAAAGACTTTACTCTTCCGAAATTAGAAATCATATAATTTTCATAATCTTTTATCTTTTTCCAAATTTCTTTATTTATTTCTAGATTGTTGTAATTCATAATTTAACCATTCTTTTACTTGTATAAAACTGTTTTTTTTTACTGCATCAGATATATCCTTTGCCTTAAATTTCTTATGTATGAAGAACGGTTTTATTTTAGTTTTGTTGTAAAGTTTGATAGAATTTCTACATCCACTGGGATCTCTATCAAAACATACTAAAATGCGTTTAAAACGCTTTTTTAGTATATCTAGAATATTATCTGGAATAAATGTACTCTCTGATGATGGAGATATTGCATTATAACCCATTTCTTTCAAACACATAACATCTTTGAGAGACTTAGTTATAATTAATAGTTCGCCTTTTTCAGGAAGTTGTTCTAACCCTTGAATATCATATTCAGTAAGATTATTACGCCATTTAGTGTACTTATCAGCTAGAGGTCTATAAATTTTAAACTTATCATAAACCTTATATGCATACATTGGACTTTCATCCTTATAAATACCCTTTACAATTCCATCACATAAATAGTATTTAATACTACTTACGTTATATTTCTTTAATGTATCTAGAGTAATACCAAACTGTTGCCAAAATGCTTTATCAACATTAGTGAATTCTTGTCTTACTACTCCAATTACGGTTTCTTCAGACTTTTCATACGCTTTAGTACTCTTTAAAACAGTGTTATTTTTTATATTCAGATCTTTCACAATCTGCTTTAGTAGTTCATTATAATTAGTTATGCCAGTATATTCTTGCACAAATCTAATTACATCACCACAAAGACCATTACCATGATCTTTAAATAACAGTTTACCTGTTTTCCTACTTCTAAATATCCCAAATGAAGGATTTTTATCTTCTCTAAATGGACTATTATAGATATAACCTATTTTAAATTGCCCTATATAACGTGCATATATATCATACTCTGTTACTCTAGATAGAATGTAATCTAAAGTAATAGGATCCTCTTTTTTAATTCTCTTAGAGTCGTACATAATATAGCAATTTTAGTGAGAGTAGAGGACTTGCACCTCTCCTTAGGTAAAAAATACCGGGCTATTCACACATCTGCTTCTACCTCCACCCACCGTACGCCGACTGCAAAGCAGCCCGCCTACTTGAAGATATATGTGCTTACTCTCTTTTTGTGTGAGAGGGGGATTCGAACCCCCATGCTAGTATATATTAACTAGCTCCAATCTAGGTATTCTGTCGTCCTTTTCAGACTTTGTATTTCTTTACCAGACAGTACATCCACTTACGTGCGATAATACCTATTCCTCATCCCCATGATCAGTTTCAAAAAGTTTCTTAATTTCTTCAATCTTTTCCTTAGCACCTTCTTCGCACAGGCACTCTCCTGAAGAGATATAAATGTCAGATTTAGTACTCTTTCTGGTTTGTCTAGGAACATGACCTAGCCCCCAACCACATTTAAATTTAGCAGTCCAAAATCTGAACATATGATATCTGAAAAACCAAGGAGATACACATGTAAGCATAGTAGGTAATATTAAAGGATCTTCAAATCGCTTAAATACTACTTCTACTAATAGATACTCAATATGCTCTTCTTTGTAATAACCTAACGATTCTACTTCAGCAAATGTTGAAATCTGCACACGATAACCTTGAGATTCTAAATAATCTGCAAGTTTTAAAGCAGTATATGACTTATAAAGCATATCTTTTGCAGATACCATACAACTTTCGCATATTCCTACATGTAGTTTAATAAATTTTCCGTTTTTATCTCCTCCAGTTCTTTGTCTTTTCCTAAGAGACGGTAATCCTTCGATAAATCTATCGTAATTCATATCGTCCCCATCATTTTCATCATACTTGTAGTTAGTTTTTGATCCTCCAAATATCAGATCTTCATCTAACTTTCCAAGTTCATCTAAACCTTCTTTATAAAAGTATTTAGACTTCTGAATCTCTTCTTTAGTTAGTCCTACCCATTCAGGATCATCTACTCTAGAAATCTCCTTATATTTATCAGGACTACCTGTTTCTTCTTGAACTTCACACTCAGTGTAAAATTTATCGAGATTATCAAAATGTGTCTCCAGCTTTTTACCCATGTCACGCTGCCTTTTTAATTTCGGATTTAATTTCAGATGTTTGTAGAAAACGAGTTGAAAAATCTAACTCTTTATTGACCATTTCTTTCTCAGAATCAGTCCAGTTAGTAATCAACATTTCTTTCCAATTCTTAAAATAAGCCTTCTTCATAAGGTGCCCAGACTGAATCATACGCGTAGATGCAACTCGGCGTAGATTACACTCTTTGATTATCTCACGAAGTTTCCATACGTAGTTTACTACATCAGTATCATACTGACTTTCATAATCTACAGAATAGTTAACTTCTATAATGCCACCGGTGAATCGGTCAATAGTAGATGCGTCTAATTGATTGTTAGCCACATACTGTCGACTCGCACCATTGCCAAACGTATTAGAAGTAGCAATGATGATACACTCGGGGTGACGACATACTAAACCAGTAGTAGTCTCAATCTCACCGTTAGCAAGAGCAGCATTTAATACTTGACCTACTGCGGGGTCTAATGCAGTCATCTCATCAATCAAGATAACAGATGGCTTAGCATAATATTCTGCAAACTTAGTAGATTCTCGAGTAGGATACTTATATCCTACGAATTCCGTAGCAGAAGTACCAATACCACAAGAAATACATAAGTATGGAACATTAAGTTCATTTGCAACATTACGAGCCATAGTAGATTTACCACATCCTGCAGGACCTACCATCCAAATGTTTCGCATACCAGCTTCAATAATCTTCTTCAATTGTTCCTCTGGTTCCATTTTGGATATATCAACATATTTAGCTTCTTCAGCTAAACGTTTCTTTTCTTCCTCTAACTTCTGTTTAAGTTTTTCAAGTTCTTTACGAAGTTTATCCTGAAACTCACTAGCTTTACGCATAGTAATCCCAGAAGCAGATGTTTTGAACTTCTCTCCTTTATTGTTTGTAAGAGTATATTTAGTTCCAAAACTAGTATCTTTCTCTATGACTTTCCAGAAATCTATCGGTTTTATACGTTTATTTTTACCTTTTTCGTCTTTAATAGTAGTAGTAATACTACCAAAAAACTCATCACCAACCTCTAGATCTTTTGGCTTTGTTTTAGTAGTAAGATTGTCTCCGATGCTACTGTTAGACTCAGACCCTTTATCATTCAACATCTTTTCAGATGCTTCTTTGAACATTTTTTCCCACTCAGTTTGTTTACCGTTTTCAACAAACTGTTGCATCATCTGCAGAAGTGGGTGTTCTAAGTCATCATGTCCTTTTGCATTACCACTAATCTTACCATTTTTTACTGAATATTTTAAATCTGTTAACTTTGATTCTAACTCTTGAATATCTAACATAATAAACTACTTTTTGAGGTTAATAAAAA